ACAAATATTGGTATCGCGGTGTCGGCATTTGGAGGAAATTACTGATGAATTCATTGCAGCCATCGGCGTTTAACCTTGCGCCACCGCCGACGCTGCAATGGCAGCCGGTACAGATAGCAAATTTTACAGCGGTGGCTTGGAGAGCTTATCCCTGTAACACAACCTCAGCAGCTTTTACGGTAACGCTACCTGCAAGCCCAAGTCCAGGCGATGTTATTTCGCTGACAGATTATGCGGGGACATGGGCGACAAACAATCTTACAATTGTTGGAAACGGCAATAACATAAATGGCATCAATGCAAATGCTACGTTAGGCACAAACAGAGGGTCTGTGCAACTAGTCTACGCAGACTCAACGCAAGGATGGATCGCGTATTCAAGTTTTGCAATAAGTATTTTGCCGCAAACAACATCATCAATAGATCTTTTGGTAGTTGCTGGCGGTGGCGGAGCTGGAGGCGGTGGTTCAACGTATGCGATTACTGGCGGTGGCGGAGCTGGGGGTCTTAGAGAAGTATCTTCCTACACTGTAAGTTCTGGTCAAACCTTAACCGTAACAGTTGGAAGCGGTGGGTCTGGTGGCGCGGCTTATTCTGGCGCTGGTATTGCAGGCTCAACGTCATCAGTAACGGGTAGTGGTTTTACAACGGTTAGCTGCACTGGCGGTGGTGGCTCAGATGCTTACAGTACAGCCTCAGCGTCAAGAAACGGTGGTTCTGGGTGCGGCAGAGTAGGTTACAACACGGTTGCTGGAAACACCTTTGGAACCGGAACTTCTGGAGAGGGAAATGATGGTGGCGGTGCAGATCAAAACGCAAGCGCTAGTGGCGCTGGCGGTGGCGGCGGTGGTAAAAATTCGGTTGGTGGAACAGGGGCTAGCGGCGTAGGAGGAGCAGGCGGAACAGGTTACAGCTCATCATATTCTGGTTCAGCTTTATTTTATGCAGGCGGTGGTGGTGGTGGAGCTGCTGTTACTGGCGGAGCTGGTGGTTCAAGCGTAGGTGGGGCTGGGGGCGGAGGTACGGTAAACGGATCAAATGCTTCGCCAGCAAATCGAGGTGGTGGCGGCGGGGGCGCTGGTGCTGCCGGTTCTGGTGGTGGAACAACTGGCGGAAATGGTTCAAGCGGCGTTGTTATCATCAGGTATCCATCAACATTTGCCGCTGCCGCATCAACCACAGGATCGCCAACGGTAACAACAAGTGGTGGTTACCGAATTTACCAATGGACAGGCAACGGATCAATTACATTCTGAGGTAAAGCATGGCGCATTTTGCGAAACTAGATCAGAACAACGTGGTGCTTGAAGTCCATGTTGTTCACAACAACGAACTGCTAGACCAGAACGGTGTTGAGCAAGAATGGAAAGGCGTATGGTTCTTGCAAAACTGGTCAGGCGGCTATCAGTACTGGAAGCAGACTAGCTACAACGGAAACTTTAGAAAAAACTACGCAGGCATCGGCTACACCTACGATCCGCAACGTGACGCTTTCATTCCTCCTAAGCCTTATCCATCTTGGATACTGAACGAACAAACATGTTTATGGGAACCTCCTGTAGCCATCCCAAATGATGGAAAGCCGTATCAGTGGGATGAAGCAACAACCAATTGGGTGGAGCCATGACAACAAGAATCACGGGCAACAACATCAGCCAGTTTCAGGCTGGCGTTCTAAACAGTGCTGTTCAGCTTAACCTGATCAACGCCAAGGAAAAGGTGACGGTAAGCGGCTCTGGAACCGGCGGCACATCCACAATCAATCTGATCACACAAAGTATCCTTTATAACAACTCCAACGCCTCATCAAACTTTGTTGTCAACATTCGCGGCGATGGAAGCACGACACTCAATTCTTTACTAAGCAACGGAGAGTCAGTTACTTGTTGCTTGCTCAACACAAATGGAGCCACTGCCTACTATGCAACATCCATTCAAGTTGATGGAACAACGAGTGGCGTGACAACAAAGTGGCAGACAGCAACTCCATCATCGGGTAACGCAAGCGCCATTGATGTTTATTCGTTCACGGTGATTAAGACCGCATCGGCGACGTTCACGGTGCTTGCTTCTCAAACTAGGTTTGTCTGATGCCAACCATCGGAACAAGGGGGTCGATCTCAGCTAGAGGCTTAGGCTTTAGCGGTGGGAGCGTGTTGACTGTCTACTCGTTTCCTTCTGGCACGACTACATTTACTGTGCCTTCTGGTGTGACATCTCTCGTGAGTGTTGTTGGCAGGGGTCAAAATGGCTCGGCGGAGTATTGGTCATCAAATGACTACGCTTGCGTTGCATGGGTAAACACTTATCCTGTAAATTTGAACGGAAGTGAATCGCAAACCTGGGGCAATTTATATACAAAAATTGATAATTTCAGGTCGCAAATCAATGCAAGCGGCAGTGGGCAAAGAACTATTTCTATCCCAAGATATTCTTTTCTTATGGGTAGCGATGCTGCTGCTAGTAATTTAGGTTTTAGCAACGAATATCTAACGACTTACACAGTTCGCAATACTGCAAATTTTGCTTACTACAACAACCCACCATCATCTGGTCAGATTTTATATAGTCAATTTTCAACTTATCAGACCAGAGGTTATTACATGATTGGCCTTGAGTTTTTAACTCCAGCAACAAATGGTGCTAACACGACAGGATTTGGGATAACCTTTCCTGGTGGTGTTGGTGGTGCTGCAACCACACAGACATACACGAGTGTTAGCGTCACGCCAGGACAGACATACACAATTGTTAACAGCGGATCATTAACCATCTCATACTACTAACATGTCTCCTGAGCAAAAAAGTGATCTGTTTGCTGAAGCTGCAAAAGCAACGCCTCCTGTGGTCATTACAACGGCTGTGACCGTTGGTGGATTGACGTTAAATGAATGGGTAGCAGTTGCTACCCTGCTCTATATTGTGTTACAGTCCGGCTGGCTTGTCTGGAAATGGTTTCATGCCATAAAAGATAAGAAGAATGAAGCACAATCTTCCGATAGTTAAAGTAGTTTGGGAAGATGCCTGCCACGACACTCTGGGTTGGGGTGATAGCCCAGAGAAAGCCAAAGAGTTTCAGGTTCCGCTTGTTGTCTCAGTAGGTTTTTTGTTAGCAGAGACCGAGCAGGGCGTGAAAATTTGTCAGTCATTAACTGACGATGCAATTGCTCAGTCTTTGGTCATTCCGAGAAAGATGATCCAGAGCATCGAGCGAGGGGCTTGCAGGTGCGTAAGAAATCCGAAGATGAAGAGTTCATCAAAGTCTGGCAAGAGTTAGGCAGTCCATCACGCATTGCCGAGCGTTTAGGCATAGCCGTTAGAAACGTCTACGAACGTCGAAGAACCATCGAGACAAAGTATGACATACAACTTCAAACTAAAGACGCACGTTTCACCATACCAGAGAATCGCAGGCGAGCAACCCTAGAAATTGAAGGTTATGTACTTGTTTTCTCTGATGCTCACTTCATGCCTGGAGAGCCTTCTGTAGGCTTTAAAGCCCTCTTAAAACTCATCAAGACCTTAAAGCCCAAAGCTGTCATTGCAAACGGAGACATCCTTGATGGCGGGACTATCTCCAAGTACGGCGCGATGGACTGGGAACCCGTCACTAACCTTCGTGACGAACTAGAAGCAGTCCAGTGGCATATGGATCAGATCGTGAATGCTTGTAAAGGTCTAGGAACTTTCCTGCATCGAACAACAGGTAACCATGACATCCGGTTTGACAAGCGGTTAGCAGGCGCGGTTCCTGAGTACAGAGGGATTGCTGGAACATGTCTTAAAGATCATATTCCAGAATGGTCTGTAAGTTGGTCGGTCATGGTCAACGGCCTTTGTATGATCAAGCACAGGCTCCAACATTCAGGTATCCATTCGGGTTATAACAACACGTTGAAAGCAGGGATCTCGACGGTCTCAGGGCATACCCATCTTTTAGAGGTCAAAGGATGGGGTGACTACCGAGGAAGAAGGTACGGAGTCTCCACAGGGATGCTAGCCGATCCAACCGGAAACCAGTTTGCTTACGTCGAGGACAATCCGGTTCCTTGGTGTCAGGGGTTCGCTGTCTTGTGTTTCAAAGATGGTTTACTCTTGCCTCCTGAACTCGTAGAAGTCATCGAGGGGACTGCATACTTTAGGGGTCAAGCCCTTGCGTAGAGCCATTGCAAGCCTATCATTGAGTGCGGCAGCTTTGATAGGTATCGCTGTCCACGAGGGTTACTCCGAGCGTCCGATCATTCCTGTTAAAGGTGATCGCTTAACCATCGGATTTGGTGACGCTACCAACGTCAAGCCTACAGACAAGACCGATCCGGTTAGAGCGTTGGTTAGGCTTGGCGAGCATGTAAGCAGGTTTGAAACAGAGATGAAGGCTTGCATCGGTGACGTGCCTTTGCACCAGCACGAATGGGAGGCCTATATCTCATGGGCCTACAACGTGGGATCAGGCGCTGCTTGCGGATCAACGCTAGTTAAGAAACTCAAGGCTAGGGATTACGATGGAGCCTGCAAAGAGCTACTGAAATGGGACAAGTTCCAAGGCAAGACGCTTGCAGGGCTCACCAAGCGCAGGCAAGATGAATATCGCAAGTGCACAGGGGTGAAAGCATGACTGACTGGCGACTCGTTGCTCTTATCGTCACGCTTGTGATTACGCATGGTGCTGCTGTATGGGCGGGTCGAAGCATAGGCAAGTCTGCGTTAGACAAAGCGATGATTGAGCAGCAAAACCACATCATTGAACTTGAGCAACAAGCCAGAGAGACCGAACAACGTCTTGTCGCAGAGAAACACCAAGCAGAGGTCAAATATGCACAGTCGAAACGTGAAGTTGCTAGGATTGCTACTGATAACCTGTCTGAGTTTGAGCGGTTGCGCCACGCGATTGCCAGTGGTTCAGCAACCTCCAAAAATGCCGCCTCCGACACCGGAACTTATGGAGCCACAGAGCGCGAACTTTTCAGAGCGTGTGCAGAAACTCTTACAGGAATGGCGGCAGAAGCTGACCAAGTAGCTGTCAAACTCAACGCTTTGCAGGCTTACGCAAATCTTTGTGCTGCGAAGTAACTTCGTCTCGCACCATCTGGCCGATTTTATTTCCGTGAACCCTATCGATCTTCTCAATGATTGGAAGTCTTTTGTTCTTGGGTAAGTTCAGGATCATTTTCGCCCAATCCTGAACGACGTGCGGCAACGCTTTTTCATACGCTGCCGCTATCTCCTCTATGTTGGACGATTTAACCCTCTTGATAAGGTTGATCCACGATGCCACGGATCGACCGCTCCCTAAACGCTCTGTGCTTTGCCATTGTGTCCTGACAATGTGTGGACGGTGGAAGCCATCCGTAATCCTTCCAGATTTCTTCGACGGGTCTGAAGCGTTCTTTCCTCGTCTGATTCGCAATTAACTCTTGCCAACTGTTCATAGTAAGCCTTTCGGGAACGGATAGACCGCATCCTCGTGAGGAGTTCCTGGCCGTGGTGCATTAAAGAACCTCCTTTTGTCTAGTTCCGTAGGCTTCCAGAAACACTCTGGAGCCTCAGACTTGATGATGTGAATGACCCTCTCAAGCACGGGAGAGTCATCGGAAATGTTTGCTGGTCTTTTAGCAAACGCCTTTTTTAACATCGTTTGGTGGTGTGCGCTTAACATGGCTAGAACGGTACGGAATCGTCGTCATCGACTTTGGTTGATCTTACTTCCCCGTCTTTCTGCTGAAACTTTAGGCCCAAATACTTTCCGTCGGAACCCTCGTTGATCCATCCAGAGACCCAGTATTCGACCCCGTTAATCATTGCTGAACCTCGATAGTCTGGGTGTACATCTTTCTCTTTTTTCTTGTTCTTACTTATTGATCCTGTTAGTTCTTTT